TTTTTTATGTAAATCCAGCAAGTCGTTATGTTTAGCCTCAATTTCTATTTTTTTACCATCAAGCACGGTGATCTGATCTCTAAGGTCTTGTATCACACCTGCCTGCAGAGTATGATCATGCTGAATAGAAGCGTATTTTTTCAGGGCTTCTTTTGATTCTTCGCGTTTTTTGTCGTACGCTTTTTTAAAGCTGAAGGCCACACCTATGGATGACAGAGCCAGCGCCAAGGCGGCGATAGTGATAATTAGTAAAATATTCATGATTTTTTTGTTTTAAGGTTTTCTAAATTTCCGATTAATGCGGTGCCGGCCGTGAGCGCCAGTCCGATAAGCTCCAGCCCCTCGGTTACGATCAGTATGAAACCGAAAAGGAGCAAGATCGTTCCGATGAAGTTTTGTGCTTTCATTTTCGTTCAATGGTTATTTGTTGAGTAAAGCTGTCATAGGTTATGACAAACGATGTGTCTTGTCTGCTTTTTGCATAGACGACAGCTCTCGCAAGTGTTGTAAAAACATTCTCGGCACGTACGTCTATCAGATCGCCGATCTTCATTTGTTTCATGTCGTCTGCTACATCAATTGTTTTCATAATGCTCTGTAAATTGTAACTTGGTTAGTGGCGGAGTCGAATGATACGTCATAGCGACGCTCCGGCCAAGCCTCGACGGTGGTGGCAACTGCGTACAGGAACGCTCCCGCCCAGTCGGGCTTCGTCGTCCACTTCTCGTATTTGGCCATCGACTCGAGAGTAGTCTCGAGATTGATTTCGCCCTTTCGCGGGCCGTCTTTGAAGTGATAAATTCTCATAGCGTACGTGTCACGACGGTTCTGTTGGAATTGCTGTCATAGTTGACGGTAAACACGCGGCCGGTATTTCTTTTCAGATAGCTGCACGCGTTTCGCAAGCATTCTACTGAAGCCCGCACCGCCGTGGCTGTCCAGCTCTCTCCTACTTCTATCGTCAGGAGAGTCTGGGTCACATTAATACGCCCAGGATTGGGGCCTTTTTTGTGGTAGATCAGTTTCATTTTCGTTGATTTTTAGGGTGTTTCAAAACTATTTTTATATCTTTGTTGCTCTGTATATGTGTAAATATGTGTATCAATATCTTAACCTTATGCAAAGATATTCAGAATTTCTGAAACAACCAAAGAATTTCTGAAATATTTTTCAATTATCTTAATAAATCGTGAAAAAAGATGTAAATACTCGCGTGGTTGAGGCTATAGACGCCATTCTAAAAAACGATCCTAATTTGACTAAAGGCGTTTTTGCTCTTAATCTTGTAAATCGGTCAAATCCACTTTTTTACCATAAATTATGGCGATCCGGGTCAGGACGTCCAGCCCCACGCTGTAGCGGCCCCGCTCGATATTGCTGAGGTTTGCGAAGGTGACGCCTGCTTTTTCGGCCGCCTCCCTGAGTGTAAGGCCGGCCTCCTGCCTATATCCGGCAAGGAGGCTACCTATGTAAAATCTTGCTTTATACTTATCCATTTTTTACTATGCTTTTCAAAAGGTCGAGATCGCGCCTTTTCGGCTCAAAGGCGTTTTTAGTTGCGTCGATGAGCGTCATGTCGTTGATGATGGCACTCCATGTCTTATAAGTAACCGGTGAGGTGTAGGTCACTTTATAACATCCGTGGCTCTTTGGCTCAAAGCGGAAGTCGCTCAATTCTGTTTTGTTTCTTTTAGTTGTCATGGCTATATTGTTTTTTAGTGTTATCGAAAAATGTTAGTTGTTTTTTATAAAATCGTTTTAGCGTGCATGTGCCAGCTGTGGAATTTTCTGTTTTCGGCAGGATTGCTCCAAGAGGTCTCGCGGATCAAATCGCCTTTTATCCTCATCCCCTCGGTCGTGTTGAAATCGGGCAGTTGGTTTTTGATGTCGTCCGTCCAATGTACCACGCACTTTTGCATCCTTTCAGTAGTGACCTCTCCGGTTTCCGGATCCGTTATTATCGCAGCTACGTCAGTCAAATCGAAAAGGTAGCCGTTAGGGCTCAGTTCGTCAAAGTTTCCAAAAATCTCGGCGTTTTCGTAAGTAGTGTAAGTTTTCATTTTGTCTTTGCGGAATTGTCGTGTTGCCCCCACGTTTAAGTGTTAATGTTTCTTTTCTTTTTTCTACTACAAAGATAATATTAATAAATGAATTTACCAAATTTAATAACAAATATTTTCAATTATTTTATAAGATCGTTTTTGCGTGTATGTGCCAGCAGTGGAATTTTCTATTTTCGGCAGGGTTGCTCCAAGAGGTTTCGCGGATCAAATCGCCTTTTATCCTCATCCCTTCAGTAGTGTTGAAATCGGGCAGCTGGTTTTTGATGTCGTCAGTCCAATGTACCACGCACTTTTGCATCTTTTCCGTAGTAACCTTTCCGGTATCCGGATCAGTTATTATTGCGGCCACGTCAGTCAAATCGAAAAGGTAACCGTTAGGGCTCAGTTCATCAAAGTTTCCAAAAATCTCGGCGTTTTCGTAAGTAGTGTAAGTTTTCATTTTTCTTCTGCGGAATTGTCGTGTTGCCCCCACGTTTAAGTGTTAATGTTTCTTTTCTTTTTTCTACTACAAAGATAATATTAATAAATGAATTTACCAAATTTAATAACAAATATTTTGCATTTTTTTGCACTTTTTTTCAATTATTTTGCAATAAAAACATAAAAAAAGACGGGAATTAGTCCCGCCTCTCCGTAAATGCTTAATATTCAATATGTGTTGTACCCCCGAGCAGAATTGATAAAGCGCCTTTGTGCGCATTGTGGCGGCGTTATCGTCGATGTGGTCATATTTTAAAGGTCAATAAAGGTCAATGAAGTGCTACGAAGGTAAGTGTTTTAGTCACGGATTAATTTCCAAATCCCAAACAATATCGCGCCTCCTATTGCTGATACCAAAACTCCGCCTGCGTAAATCAAAAACTTTTGCCATTTGGTCAGCTCTTTTTCAATAGGTATGTACTCACGTTCTTTAATTGTCATCTCCGTTTTTTGCTGCACGGCCCGGACTAAAAATTTAGTAGGTATGAATAAAGGATCACGTTTGTTGCTAATAGTGTGTGTCACTTTGCCGCTTTTGGCAATAGTCACAGTACTGGTCGCGGCCGAAGTCTCGACGGTTGAGGTACTGTCTTCCGTCACGTTAGTCGCCGTCTCGTCCGGGAGCTGGATTTTAGCTAAAGTGTCAATCCATGTCTCTGTCGTTTCAATATTCGTCACTGAACTCGTGTCGCGTGTCGGTGGCAGCACGACACGAGGGCAGCAACTTTGAAAAATGAAACAAAACACTATGATGAAGGTAAAAAGTAGTTTCATGGCGTTTTTGAAAAATCAATTTGTATTTTGTCGGTCGGATCAACACATTTTTCGTTCAGTCTCGAAACGTAGCCGTCCGGCCCCCATTTTGGATCGACGCTTCGCTCAAAATGCAAGTGCGGCCCGGTACTTGCTCCGGTGTTGCCGCTCAATGCTATGATTTGTCCTTTTTGGACAATATCGCCTTTTTTGCAAAGAAGCTTTGAAAGGTGCATAAATCCGTATTTGTCGCCGGTGATCATACACTCTAAAAAAATGTATATGCCGGCGCTTGCGCTGTCGGTCTTCGTAAATCTGACGATGCCCGCCACCGGCGTTCTTATCAACGTGCCTACCGGACATGAGAGGTCGATTCCGTAATGCATCTTTTTCTCCTTCGTGATCGGGTGCGTTCTCATGCCGAATGGCGACGTGATGTGTATTGGATAATGGTCTAAAATAGTCATGCGATTTCGGTTTTAACTGTCTTTTTTCTCGGAGCTCGCTTCGCCATCTTAACCGGAGGGTTATCGGAGGAGAAAGTGCCAAACGGCGGCTTTCGCTCCTGACACTCCACCAGCTCACATATGTATTTTTCGGCAAAGGTTTTCTTTTCGATCTCGAGCGTTACTCGATTTTCGAGTTTTTCAATTTGAATGGCGAACTCGCCTATTATTTTAGAGTTTTTAACATCTTTGTCTATCAGCTCCTCAATGGCTTTTTTCATAGTCGGTAAAAGACTAAGTTCCTTTTCAAAAGTAGCGATGATAGTGGCCTTCGCCTCCTCTTTCGTTTTTATAGCCTCCCCACCCTCTTTTACTTTGCGCTCCTTAAAATAGATGATGTACGTGATGGCTCCGGCACTGAACGTCAGAGATACCACGTTTAATACGGTGGCTAGTATTTCATTCATTTGAGTGCCCTGCGGATGATGTCAATAACCACTGGCAGGAAGATCAAATGTGAAATCAAATTAACTACTGCCCAGCCGGTAGCTCTCTGCCAAAAAAGCCATCCGGACACGCCGATCAATGCCGGTGCATAAATCACGATGATTAAAAACGCGGGCCAGCCTTTGCCGGTAATGAAATTTTTAATCGAGTCTAAAATCTTTTCCATGTTTTGTTCCTTTTTTTATTTATTGTTAAACATTATTTTGTGCTACATTGACTTCGGTGTAACCCATGTCGGTTCCCTGCCATGTGCATCGCACTTTGCCGCTTCGTATCTTGCCGCTCGTATTTTGCGCCCATACGAGTTGCGGCGTTCCGCTCGTATTGTAAGACAGCCCGGTTCCCGATACGACGCTGATAATGCCGACGTCATAAACTGTCACGTAGCTGCCGGTTACGGTGGTGGCAGTATAGACCGTTCGCAGTGCTCTCTCGCAGCTCTTTGTGATATTAGGGTTAGTGTCGCCGAGCGCCGCCGCCATCACGTCGCCCATCGTCCAATTACCGATAGAAAAGTTGGGGTTTCGGTATAGATAGGTCTGTGATATGATTTCGTTTTTCTCCTGATAAACGTTTGTTATTATCGACACGTTGCCGCTGGTCTTTTGATAATACTGCGAGGTGAATTCCAGTTGAGTGCTGCGTTGGCTGCCCGTAACTGTCCCCCTACTGTCAAACTCATAATGTGCTTGGGCATCTCGATAAAATGTACCATATCCTGTATTTTGAACATTGACGGAGATTACATAGTTACTGCCAATCTTGCTTGAAATGTTATAATCGGTATTGACATACCTTGTCTGATTTTGATTATATCCACTTGTATAGGAGTATTTTTCAACAATGGTTTCTTTTCGCGTAAGTGCTACATTGACCTTTGCCGTTCCGCCGCTTGCAGCGATAGGTGCACTCTGTGTACCTGCCGTTACCGTTGCTGACAAATAATCGTCAAAGTCGTTGGAAACGAAAGTAACGGTAAGCATATTTGCCGCTTGCGTTATGGTAGTGCTATCGCCGTTATACCCAGTGGCGTTTGCCGTTAAGGTCGCCGTCCTCTGTATCGTTTCGGTGTCCAACAGATTTGAAATCGACAATGACGTACCGCTGATGCTGCCCATAGTAGTTGGTGCGCTTGATGCGCTCCCGAGAGAATATGTTATGCCGCTCGACCCCTCGTTTAAAGGAGTACTGTTGGCTGTATATGTGCTATATTTTGTTGCCGACAGGGTTGTCGAGCCGCCCGCCGCTCCGAAGGTCTTAGTGAATGATCCGAGCTGGATATATTTATACCGCACGTTAGCTTCCTGCCTGGCGGTTATGGAGCCTGATTTCCCTTTCCAGCTTACCGAATATGTGGTACTTGCAGCCGGCATTTCCGTCCTGTTAAGATTTGAAGCGGTGACAGTCGTTCCGCTACGCTTTATGTATGTGGTATCACTGCCTGACAGATAAGTCGCTGATAGCGTCACTCGCGCATACTCGACGCCGTTATGGTAGGTTATGCCGATTGGCTTAAGCGTTCCGCTTCCACCGGTGGCTGGAAACTCATAAGTCGTATAGTCAGTACTCCCGACTGTAAGATAAAGGAGCGCCTGATAGGTTATTGCCACGCCGCTCTGGCTGACGCTTTTGCTGGTGGATAGGCCGGTAGTGGTAGTTATCGAAACGTAACCTGATCGTGCGGGCACGTTTTCGTCGCCGGAGCCGCTTCCTAAGTTCGAAGCGTATATGAGACTGCCTCCACTTATGGACAGGCCTGCTCCGCTTACCGAGCTCATTTCCGTTTGACTGAGCACATTGATGTTATTTTCCATCGTGCCATAAACTTTTGACCCACTCGTATAAGTCTGTACCCGTTGTCTCGATGCAGTGGCCGCCGTCAGATAACAATAATCGCCAAGATAGTATGCTGACGAGCCGCCGGTGTTCCACGCCGATAATGTGGCGGACAGATTGCTCCAAACATAGGTATCGCTGACAACCTCGTTTTTTTGTTGGTAAAGAAATACCCAAGCGTTGTTGCTACCTGAATATGGAGTAGAAAAAGTAATCATCGTATCGCGGATATTACCAGGGTATGTTCCACGCGAATTGAAAGAAAACAATCCTAAATCTTTGTAGTAAGTGCCGACTGCAGGGCTGCTATTCGCAACTGTCATTACCGTATTGTCTATGCTCCCCGTTGTTTCAGTTACCTCATTCATCGACGAGCCGCTGGTGAAAGAATAAGGTGTTGTAGTTGTAGTCTTACGCGTTGCAGTACAAGTGAGAGTGGTGTCGTCTCCCGATGCAGGAGCCGGATACACATAAGAATCATATCTCTGACAAGTGTATGAAAAGCCGTAATCTTGATATGCTTTTTGCGGAGTACCCGCGGTTGCCTTATTCTCTTGTTGATAAACCGCGGCTGAACTTACCGATACATTGCTGAAATTCTGATAAACGGCGGCCAATGCCGTCACATCAATCGTTGCCGTCAATCCCCTTTCTGGCAGGCTGAAGATATAGCTTGGTGACGAGCCGTTTGTTCCTCTGTGCGGAGCGGAGAGAGTACCGCTGCCCTTTATTAGCCAGGTGTCATTATAAGTGCAATAGTCAATCAAGTTGACATTGGTAAATGTTTCAATATCGGTTTTTACGCCGTTTTGGGTTTCGCATTTTACGATAGTGCCCTTTATGTAAACGGCCGAGCCGTTTGCCGCCGCCCCCGTTCTCGAGCCACCGCTTACCGCCCATGTGGCAGGGTTGGCATAAGTTATTGCCCATGACCTCAATTCGTGACTTATAACTTTTGCCGGCCATACCTTTTCGCTGCCGAAGTAAATCTCCGATACAGGTTGGTTGCCCAACTTTATGGTGTTTATATTTTCGAGGTTTATTGCACTCATAGTTAAGGCGTTAAAATGTAAAGAGTATTATTGTCCGGCGTACTCGGCATAGCAGTAACTACCTTTATTTCTTTTATGTCTTTGGCTACTACAGCAAAAGTGTCATTAGCTCCAATGTGGCTCGCCTTTATACCATTTGTTTCGTCAAGCTCTAAACGGGCATTGCCGTACTGCATCTTCATCCCATCATCTAAATCGATGTAGAGATATTTGTTGCTGGCCCATTGACTTTTAAAGCCGTCCGACGCCACTTCTGTAAATCCACTCACCGAATAGATGATGGCATTGCCACTCTTTGCGTTCGAGGCGAGAGTAAAGCTCACTGAATTGCCGTGTGACATCAGCTCGTATGAATAGTATAGTTTCAATGTCGAATTAACGCCTTTCGGTAATGAAATTGTTTTAGCTGGCGTAGTGATGCTTCCCGGGCCATCAAACATTCCGTTGCTTATCAAAATCCCTCCAAACTCAAGCGCCCAGGAAACAGTGGCGCCAGTGTCATTCGGCTCACTTGCATTTGTAGAGAAGTCTATAGTCAGTGTGGGTACTATAATTTGGTTATAATCTACTGCCGGATTAACTGTCGCAAGTTCACTTTCCCCTTCACCGGTGTCAGTGATAGGGTTGCTTCCGGTGTGCGTGTGGGAGTGCGTCTTTGACGAGCTCGCTATGTCGTAGGTAGAGCTCCCGCCTCCCGCGAGAGGCGAAAGGTTGCCGCTGTGGATTTTTAACTTCTCTACGTTATTCTTATACGATGATATGCGATCGCCGATAGCCTCGATTCTGCCTCCGTTAACTTCTTGCGTCTGCAGGGTGTCGATGACGGCATTTTCGATCAACGTCTTTTTTATGTAGGCGATTTTTGTTGCCACAAAGTCGAATTGGCTACCGGCTTTCCATTTCGTTCCCAGGAGCGTGGGGGGTGTACCGGCCGCAGTGGCCGTGTGCGTTTCGGTACACGCGTAAAAACTGCCGTCATAGACGACGATGTCCTGATATTCGTCGCCCGCCCTCGGGTTGCCACCCTCATAACGACGCCCTGCCTGCCATTCGGTAACGCCTCTTAGAGGGCAGCCGTTCAGTCCGTCCTCGACGAGCTTTACAGCGGTGCTCCACTCCGATGCTTCGATGACGTCGGTTGCGTCGGATGATATGGCCGTTGCCTGTATTACCCAGCACGGCAGTCCGTTCGATGCGGGTATTGTCTGAGACCAGTTGCCCAGCGTGCCACTTAGCACTCCCGTGGCGAAGGTGTAAGTCAAAGCTCCTGCCGGCTTTGCCGGTGCGCCGGCCGTCCTCTGGTATAAGACGGCGGTGGCGCTGTTGAGGCCGTTTTCGGCAGGCTTGACCGGAGCGGCCCATTCCGCCGGTGATATGACCGCCGTCCCTCCGTTCGGTGTTGTCTCCCGGGCCGTGGCAGCCAATACCCAAAGCTCGTCCGACCCCGCGGCGTCCGCGATGCTTGCTTTCCACGTGCCATAAGTGGAGGCGGTAAAGCCTGTACTGAAGTCATATGTGACGTTTGTTGTGAAGTCTCGCGTAGGCGTGGTCGCACTGCGTTTGTAAAGATAGACGATGGCGTTCCGCAAGCCTGTCGCACCATCCGCTACCAGCCCTCGTACGTCGCTCCACTCCGTCGCCGCTATGACGTCGGTAGCGTCAGACGATATGGCCGTTGCCTGTATCACCCAACAGGGCTGCCCATTATTCGCCGGTATTGTCTGAGACCAGTTGCCCAGCATACCGCTTAGCGCGCCTGTGGCGAAGGTATAGGTAAGATTGCCCTCCGGCTTTGCCGGTACGCTGGTCGCCCTTTGGTAAAGCATGACCGTCGCGCTGTTGAGGCCGGGTGCGCCGTCGCCCGCCCACTTGACCGGCTCTGACCACTGGTTGGCGGCAATGGTGGCGTCGCCGGGGCTGTCCTCGTCCTCGAGCGCCGTGGCGGCCATGACCCAGATCGGATCGACTCCCGTCAGTGCGCCGAGGTTGGTGTGCCATGTGCCATAGGTGGTGTTGTCAAATCCGGTGTTGAAATTATAAACTATCGGAGTCGTAAAATCACGCGTTGGTTTCGTTGCGCTCCTTTTGTAAAGGTACACTATGGCGGTATTCAATCCTGATACTCCCGCGGCGGCAGCGACGGCCCAGTAGGTAGTGTTGGTCGGCGGCTCCGTCGCTCCGGTGGTCGTATTTTTAATACATCGGTACGTAGTGCCTTGATAGGTCACCATGTCGCCGACGTAATAACTTAAGTTGACGTTGAACGCTCCGCGGTAGCAGCCGATGACGCTCTCCGCTCCCGATGGGCTTTGAACTATCGTCCCTCTGATCTTCAGTTTGCCGTCGCCGTTGCTGTTCCAGTCGATAAACGTGTTGGCGTCACCGATGCGTGCCTTTTTAGTCAAAAAGTCGATATATTGCAGGCCGTCGGATGATAGGAACTTATAAGCCGTTATGCGTCCGGGCGTCAGCTCCGTATAGCCGTTCCACTTTGTTACCGCGCGTTCCTCTCCTTGCAGTATGCCGATAGTGGCATATAACAAATGGTAATGGTCAGGATCGGCATCATACGCTATCGCGCTCTCCGATGCCACAAAGGTCGCGGTGTTGCTGCTCTTTGACGCCTTGATGTAAAGATAGTATGATTTGTCCGTCTGCAGGGCGAAGGTCAGTGCCGATACCGACCAGCGTAGGTATTCGCCCGCTGCTCTATTCGGCTGGACGGCGTCGATCCCGATGGTGTGGTGCTTGATGAACGCCGCGGGTGCGGTCAGCTGCGAAGCCGTCACGTCAAGGGCGTGATCCACCACCGTGTCGTTAGTCAGGGAGGTGATGAAGTCATACTGCAGGCTCTCCGCTCCGAATATGGCCTGCATGGTATTGACCGCTATCGGCGATATGGTATTGCTAAACTCCTTGAGCAAGGCCTCCTCTATCATCGCCTGTGACACCTTTGCATCGCGCCAGCGGCGTTGCGCGTACTCGCGGACGCTCTTGGCTGCGTTTTCCGCTCTGACCTCGTCGGCATCATATTTTGCCAGCTCCGACGAAAAGCCCACACTGCAGGTGGTATTACTCAGCTCTATTTCCGGCGCATAGGGATCATTGATGAAATCTTTAATTCCGATTATTCGTATCAATTGTGGCGTCTGTAAAAATTGATCGTCACTGAACATGACGTAACCGCCGAGTTTTATCTTAGGGCCGATAGCTCCCCAATTCGTCCGTGCGTAAGACCTTTGCAGCTTGCCGGTAAAACTGTAGCGCGGCATCTCGTTGTAATATAGCCATCTTATTGCCTCGCGCATCATTCGCCATGACGCTCCGGTCTTCGTGGTATTATTACAAATGTAATCTTGAGGGAGCGTAATGCCGAAAACCCTAAGGGTGTCGCCGACGGTGGGCTTATAGTTCGTCGCCGGATCGGGCATCAATATCCCGTCATGCTCCGCCGGTACGATCGGAAGCCTCCATCCAACGAATGTCGAGCCGTCAAATACCTTTTCCGCGAGGATCACTCCGTCGTCATCGGTGTGCAGGTCGAACTCGCGCCCCGCCAGCATCCCCGACTGGAAGATGATCGTGGCCTGCTCCCCGACGATGCGCAGCGTGTCGCTGTTGTAAGGTATGTCTTCCGGAGCATCAACCACCACGTCATAGTGGTGTCTTTCAGCGTCAACCAAGATTACACTTGTAACCGCGTGCAGCTCGCTCGGGTAGTGGTGCGTGCAGTCGATGACCGCCTCCCTCTTGGAAGGTATATGTATCCACGCCCTCGCTACCGATAAGCCGTCTGGAGAGCTGCGATATCTGAAGGTAGTTGCGTAAGTATGGTGATAACCCGGCTCATCTTCAAAATGATACCCGTCAAAGTGGATCAGTTGATTGAGAGGTAAGCGCAGCGTCTTTTTGCCGTAAGTGCTCGGGTCGATATTCCGCTCCCCGCCCTGCACGTATAGCCTTGCGACCGCGTCGGACTGGTCGAAATTGGAGCGCCCTGTCCCCGGCTCTATGCCCTTGCCCGCGCCGTAGCTCAAAGGTAAAGCCAAGCTGTAGGTCTTGTTATATTCCACGCGCCCGATCCTTAAGGCCGTTCCTTTGATTTCCCACTCCGTCCCGAACGCGTCCGCCACCATCTGGAGCGCCTCGTGAAGCGTGGTGTAACTGAACGCCACCACTTGAGCCTCCGCGTCAAGTGTCGTGTTGTCCACGCTCCAGACCCCCGCGCCCTCTCGGGCGTTGAGGTTGGCTACGATCATCTGGGCGAACTCGATCGGCCGCGCGTGCATGTCGAACTCGAGCCGGCTGTCGATCGGGTTATAAAGGATATAGTCCTTCAACCTCATCTGTGCGGCGCCGAGTATCAGAGTGTATCTGTAATTGCGCGGGCCGTTTTTGACGAACGCTGCGGGTTGTCTCCGCGTGTACCGCTCCCCTTGATAGTCGATGTAGGCATCTTGCGGTATGTCGACGTATTCCGGCAAGTCGAAGACCAGCGTCACCGAATGCTCTCCCATTATGGTGCGATACCGGAAGGACGAGTCGTCCGGTTGTATGAGCAACGTCTGTGAATTATATTTCAACTCTATCATTTCAATCTCCCGCGTAACCTTTGTACTGCTCCAGCTCTATTTCAAACTCGATCCATAATTTGTCTTGTATCAACGTGCAATCCGTCACCCGTCCGATTTTATAGTAGACGTTGAACGAACGCGTCAAGCCTCCACCGGTAGCCGTTAAAATATGCGATCCTTGCCTTGTTAAATCGTGCAGGAAGGCGTAATACGAATTAATGGCATTGGATATAGGTTTAATTATCCGAAGCCTTAAACGGCAGCTTTTTTGGGCTAAAACGAGGCCTCCAGCTGCATCGTATATTTGCCCGCCGGATAGGGCGCTCTCGATGGTCAAATTCCGTTTGGCTTTTGACGGCGTGAAAACGCTGTGTTCAGTACCTTTCAAAACGTCGATGCCGTAATTGCCCAACGGCACGCCGTCCAGCATGTATCCCAAATCCTGGCCACCCGCGGATGGTGTACCGCTATAGTTGGGGTTGTCCTCCGTAAAGGCCACCATCAAAGTATAAAAGCGCATCTGGCGCTCGACGTTTAAGCCTGTGATCCTCGTGTTTATGCTGATAGGCGTGTCAGTCACCCCGATGGTGTGGACTCCGTTATTTACCTTTAAGGCGTTTAATAATGCGGCGTATGCCGTATCATTCGGAGCGTAAACGGGAAGTTCAAACGATCGTGCGGCCAGACTGAAATTGGCGAGGTCCGGATCGACGCCGTCAACCTCCGGCCAATCGGTCACGCTCACGCTTTTTGCCGATGCCGGAGACAAAAGCTCAGCTAAAGTGCCTTTCAGCATCCTGCATCCGTAGTCTGTCGCAATATTTATGTTATCAATCGTCAGCTCTATCATCTCGCTATCATTAGTCCTTTTGTCATTATTACACTTATGTCGTTACGCAGCGCTTTAAGATCGCCCCGCATTGCGCCGGTGTCACCCTCGATGTTGGTCACTTTAATTAACAGCTGCGAATTGATGTCTCGCATCATGCGTACATTTTCGTTCATCGCATAGGTGTGGTTGGCGATGTTGGTCATTATGGCGTTGGTGATATCCACGCTCTCCTGACTTGCGGCCAGGCCTGTGCGAGCCACGCTCTCTCTCGGTTTTGCTATCGATCCAAGCCCGGTGATCTCCATCAGCTGTCTGTTTTTTTCGTCGATGCTGTTGTAAAGCGCCAGATAACTGTTACGCAATAGCTGTATCTCCGCGGCGGTGAGGCCCTCCTCATCTCCTGCCAAGGTCGCAAACTCCTCATACCATTTGCGCATCTCGGAATTGGCAAAAAGCTCAAGCGATGAATTGACGGCATCGCGCATCAAATCTTCAAAGGTGCTTGCCGCCGTTTTGCCGCCGTCCTTTATGCCGGCTACCATTCCGGCCACCACCCCGTCATAGGTACTGCCTGTCAGGGCTTGGCGCATCCGCTCCTGATAGTCGAGCGCGGTGTCGCTCAGGCCCTCCGCTTCCTCGCGTGCGGCTTTCAGCTTTTCAAAAAGTATAGTGGCGTTTTCGGAAAGGAGTCCCTGAAGGTATAACTGCTCTATCTGAGCATAGCTTTTCATGCCGATGATTTCGTCCCGGTTTTTCAAGCGCGTACCGCCGAATATTCCTTTTTTCTCATACCAGACAGTGTAACTCTCCTCCCTCAACTGACGCATCAGCGTTTGCGCGTCTTTCGTAGCCGATGCCAGTTGACGCTCCAGCTCCGCCCCCTCGCGTCGCATCCACGCCATGGTGCTTTCGCCGATCTTTTGCGCCCATTGGTAGCGCTCCCGGTATAGTGCGTTGAGGTCGGTCGCCAGGGTGCGGGCCTTGATCTCATAGGCATCATGTGCCTTTTGCATTTCGGCCTGCGCGCCGGTTATCTGTTTGATGATGTTGAGACCCGCACCCAGCGCCCCGCCTGCTATGGCCCCGATAGGGCCTCCTAACGCCGCGCCGGTTGCCGCACCCGAGCCCGCCGCGCTGACGGCGTCAGCAATGCCGGAGATCACTTTGCCGGCTTTTTCGAGTCCGGCGTTATCGGTCGACGATCCGATGTTCTGCAGGCTCTGGCCGAGGTCTTCGATAGCGCCGGCAATGGCGTTGATCTGTGAATGGAGCGACTCGAGAGCAGCGTTGGCCTCGGTCATGTTGCCGGCCGCGAACTCGTCTATCATCTTTTTCCAGGCGGCCCCGATCTTGCCGAACGCCGTACCGAATTTATCGCCCTCTTTCCTCAACCCCTCGAGTATGCGCTTAAGTTCGGACAGCTGATCCGTGCTATCTCTCAACGATACGAGCTGCTCGGCGGTGATGCCGAATTTTTTCAGCCCCTCTCCGGCGTCATCGCCGCTCAGCCCGCTCTCGATGAACGCTATAAACTCTTCAAGTCTTTTCGTCAGTTCCTCTATCGTCTCAGCACTCAGATAGTCGAGATTTTTAAATATCTTCTCAAAAAGTGCGTTTTCTTTTAATGCCGCGAAGTCCAGCTCTTTGAGCGCCTCATCAAAGCGCTTGCGCGCCACCTCCGCTTGCTCAGTGGCCGCAAGCTTTTCGAGCTCTGCAATCTCAGTATTGTATCTTTCGGTCAGCTCCTTGCGTTTGTCAAGATAGGTAGCATATTCCTTTAACAATTCTTTTTGGGCAACCTCGGTATTATGCATCCACTTGGCCAGCGCCTCCCCCTCCATCATCTCGATGGGAGTGAAGTCGGGTTTAAGCCCGGCCTCGTCCGCGAGGGCCTGCAGCTCTATCCGCTTTTGCTTAAGGTCAGCAATCGCCGTGTCGTATTCGGCTTTTGCCTGAATAAGCGAAGCGTTGTATGACGTCAGTCCCTCCGTCATCTGTACGGCGGTTGACTCGATGATGACTTTTTCGGCGTCAGCCATCAGCGCAAAGAGTCTCTCGTTGTATTGCTCCGTAGCCTTTGCTATGTCCTCCTCGCTTTTCGCTTGCGCTTTGACCACGGCATCAAGTTTTTGCCCGTAGTATATCTCGTAAAGGTCAGCATAGGTCGTATATGAGGCATCCATGTTTTCCTTTGCGCCCTTGAGCGTGGCGGTCGGAGTAGTGCCTCGATCCATCTCGTCGTATATCTTTTTGGCTGCGAGCCATGCCTTGCGGGCATCCTCCAGCTCCTGCCTTATAGACGCGGCGCTCTCGGTTGTCAGCTGCGTCAAACCGGTTAATTCGGTATTGTACCCCTTGGCAAACTCGTTGAACTCCTTATTAGCCACGTATAGCTCGTATTGGCTTTTTTTGAAATCCCAGATCGCGCTGTATAGCGTTCCCGCCTTGCGCCCTCCCAAGTCCTTTGAGGTGTATAGCTTGTATTGTCTCGCAAATTCTTCGTAAAGATCGGCGGCGTTGAGACGCTTACTGAATTTCGTGACGTAATCGCGCATCGTCCGGGTGAAGCGCCCCGCCTGCTCCGCCGTCATGTCTTCTGCAATTTTGGCCATTGCTCCCTGCAGGGCGGCCTGTGCGTCGAGATGGGCGGTTTCTTTGCCTCCGGTCATCGTCTGCTTTAACTCGGTCAGATATTTTGCGTTAAGGCTTGCGGTCAGATTTTTATATGCCGTGTCTAATTTTTTGACGCTATCCGTCTCCTTTACCAGATTGTCGAAATAATCTCCATATTTGGCGTTGATCGCCTCGATCGCATTTTTGCGTTGCTCCTTGGTAGCCTTTTCACTTTTCGCTATTTTAAACAGCCGGTCGAGTGCTTTGCGCTCCTCGTCGATTGCCGCGGCGGCCTCTCCTGCGTTTTTGAGCGTCTCTTTTTGCTTTTTGTTAAAGGCGGTTAGCGCGACGGCCACTCCCACGATCACCGACGCCAGCAGGATATAAGGATTTTTAGCACTCGCAAGATTAAACATCTCTTGCGCCCGTGTGGCGGCTTTCAACCCTTTGGTCAGCTCAAATGCCAATTTCACAGACTCCGCAAAACGCACTAACCTTTTAGCCGCTGCCAGCGTGATAAGCGCCGCCTTGTAAGTGCCGACAGCGGCTACTACTCCGAGTATGGCCTTGGCCAAATATTCGTAATTTTCCACGGCAAACGACACGGCGTTAATAGTGCCCTTTAACAGGCCCTCCGTACGTTTGCCCATATCGTTAATAGCCATGTCTATTCTGTCCAGCAGGATGCTGACCGATCCCTTCAAAGTGCCGGATATTGCGCCCATGAGTCCGGCAAACTTGCCGCCCTCATTTGTCATGCTCTCGATGGCAATCTTGATATGTTCAAATCCCACCTTGCCCTCGCGTACCAAATCGCCGACGGCGTCCTTTGCCACTCCAAACTGCTTGGCCAACTCCTCCGCTACCGGTATGCCTCGCCCCATGAATTGTCGCATGTCCAAGGCAAATACGCGACCCTGCACCATGGTCGTGCCATATAAATAAATCAGGTCGTTTAAGGGTATGGAAAGGCCGGCTGCTATATCGCCCAACCGGAGTAAGGTCTCATTGACCGTCTCCGCGCTTTCGCCGTAGGCCAATAGCGAAGTGGCCCCTTTGCCCACCTCTTGAAGCTGGAGCGGCGTGGTTGCGGCGGTGTGTACCAGCTGCTCCATCAGTTCGACGCCCTTAGCCTCGTCGTTAAGGAAAGTCTTAAGGCTGACCTCGATCGCTTGGAACTCTCCGCGCACCTCTATCAGCTTTTTGGTGAATGCCACTATGCTGGTAACGGCAAAGGCCGCGGTGATAGCACTACCTATCCGGTTGAAGGACTGTTGCATCTTTACGCCCTCGGCCTCCACCGACTTCTGCATGTTACCGGCGCTCCGCTTTACGTGTGAGGCCCCGGCATCGAAGCTCTTAACGTCCATCACGGCCGCAAATACAATAGGATTTCCCTCAGCTCCCATATATTAACTCTCTCAATTTCTGTTGATTTTTAGGATCGTCGCCATCGATCCTCTCGCTATCTTCCAATTTGCCCGATTTGTCAGGTTTATCGTCAAAATCGTAACTCGGTAACGATGCGCTGTAAAGCACCACGTCGAGCCATGTGTGATCCAGCACGGCGTCGGGCGTCACTCCGAAATTCTTTGCAAACCCCGCTATCAGCGCCCAGATGCTGTCGGATCGGTTTTTGTCTCCACCCCCCTCGTTGCCCTCAGTATGTTGCTTGCGCTCAGGAAAGTGGTAATGCCGAAAAAATACCCCACCTCCTCCGGCGCCAGAGCCGTGTCGATTATCACATGAAGCTGCGAAGGATAAAGGTCAAGTGCGGCGTCGGCCAGCCGTCTGAACTGATGTTTTTGCCATAGCGTCCCGTCATTCTTACCGCGCTGCAAAAGTAATAATGCCATTATGTCACCGAGCGCTCCACACTCACGCGCCCTGTCGATCGTAGAATTGGCGCGATCCTCCTCTTTTATGATCTCGTCAAAAGTCGGCAGCTCCGAGACCTGCGCCGATAACCGGATGAGCGTGCGTACAGTGATTGGTTTCAGCGTATAGGTCTTTCCTCCCACCACCACTGTTTTACCCTCCCGCAAAACGGCATCCGCCGCCCTCTGCTCTATTGTTTTTGTTTTTTTCGTCATTTTTTGGAAAAAGGGCGCCGAGGCTGTTACGCATCAGACGCCCTCGGAGGTGTTAATTGAAATGAATAAAACTTAAATATGAAGAAATTATGTAGCCGTGTAAGGCTGCAAAGTCTTACCTGTAGCGGGTCTTAAACCGTCAAAGGTATATTTCACGCGTTTACCGTCAGCTGCGGTGTAAAGCGTATCAACCGATACCGAGCACTTTGGCATGAAGATGCCCTCGAGTGTGGTATCTTCCGGAGTGATCCGGATGCCATAGATATCGTTCACCACGCCGTCGTCTATGTCGGCTTCGGGAATAGGCTGCGATTCGCCTTTCTTCACGTAAAGCTCAAAAGTCAGCTCATACTTGCTGCGTTTGTACTTCACATCGATAATCTCTCCGCCCTCTCCGTAGGCTTCCTTTTTGTCGCCCTTTGTGGTGCTGAGGTCTGTGGTGTCTTCTTTAGGGTTGTATACCGTATTCCAGCCCGTCTCCGGACAGGAAGTGTCGGATGCGCCCCATTTTACTATCTCAATCTTGGGCTTTCCCCATGATACAATAGCCATTATTATTTACTCCTCTGTAAAAATTTTGAAATCGAGTTGTGCTACTACTCTGCTAAGATTTATATCCTCGTCATCGTCAGTCTGAATCATATCTGATTGACTCCATCGAATATCGCGCGTTGACGCCGTCACCGGTAAGCCGCTTAAAAACTCTTGCATCATGACTTCTATCTCATTGCATCGAGTGATGTTGCGTCCATCATCGCCATTGGCATTCGTTATCCATGGTACAAATACGGTTATCAGCGCCGTGCCTCTCTGCACCTGTGCAGCCGTTCCCATTTTAACCATTACGACGATATCCTCTTTATCGCTTTGAGGCGGCCTTTGTCCTTTTTTGTAAAGGCACCCTGAAACGAACCCCGGGAGTGGGCTGTTTTTGACCAGCTTGTAAAGTGCGCTTTCTACCTGTCCGTATGTTTTGGTCATGTGATTGCGCTCCTTTTCATCTTATCTTCCATCTTTTTGAGCCCCTCGACCATTTTGATCTTAGCCGTGTCAAACACGTTGTAACCGCGTCGTGAAACATATCCCGCGTACGGCATCCCCGCGCATGCCACGATCACGATGCCCTCTCGGTATTTTTGCATTGTCTTTGCAATAACCGCGGCCGAGGTGTCTCGCGCCTCCTGAGAGGCCTCCGGATTAAGGCCGTTGACTTTTTGGGTTCCATCTATATTGACTTTATAACCCAACGAGCCGCGAAGATTTTTTGTCCGGTCGGTCCAGTTGCCCACATCCTTTCTGCGCTGCTCGTTGATAGCGTCCTCGGCTATATATGCCACTCTACGGCTAAGAACTTTTTTGCTCCTCTCCGCATATTGCTGCATACGCGCCTCGATTTGTTGCAGTGGTGTAAGCATCTTAAGTGCCATTGGCTTTATCCCCTCGTTATAGTCTCGATATGACGTGTGAATATTTTACGCTCCGACTGGCTGACGGCGAACTCGCCTATCATCTCCATTTCAGGTGTGAATAGCTGAACGCGCTTTGTGAGCCTTACGTCCTCCTCAGGGTAGTCACAAAGGATTTTGTAAACCGTCACCGGTATGAGGTCTGCATCCTTACGCCTCTGCAGCTCCTCCGTGATGTCGCGGTAGTTACATGGCATAGGCTCGCACCATAATGACGCGGCCGATATAGGGTTGCCGTGTTCGTCAAAGCCCCCGCCCTCGGTGCGCTTTAGGAATGATACATAGCCGTTATAAGTGATAATCATAGCCTATCTCCCATATATCCGAATTGGTCACCGGCGAGGTCTTCTCCCGTTTCTTTCAGCAAAGCTGCACCCTTTTTGCGTATATAGGCGCGCTCCGATGGACTAAAGGAAAAATGCACCTCTCCTTGGACGATATTAGGCGCCTCACTCAGCCATATGTACAAGTCGGCCATAGCGCGCTTATAATTAGCCCCCTTTGCAAGTGCAAGGGTGAAGTCCGCCCCCGCGTCCACCCCGCGAGCCATGCAGATGGTCTGCACGGTCGCAGGAGGGATCGGATATGAGGAAATTGCCACTAAGGCGTCTTGTATAGTCATAGCAAAGTAGTAGCGTTAAATGTTTTTCACCAAACGTCGCCGTCGGTCTTCAGGTAAATATTATGATACGCGGTATCCATTACCGGAATAGCATCGGCTTCGCCGAGGGTCTTTTCCTGATATGGATCGTTCTCAGAATATTTAGTGATAGTGGCAAGCGTGCGCTCTGCTATAATAGCCTGTTTTGCGTCTTTTCTTAACTTCGAGTATTGGGTTGAGCCTAATACCAAAGTAGGCGAAAATACGATGCGGCTGTCTGCAAAAGGGTTGATCACCGACTCATCATTGCCGATCTCGCGGGTGATCTCAGTGTCAACCACCACTATCTGCAATCCGTTAACATACGGCTGCTTTGCAAGCCATGCGTTGATTGCCGCGAGGTCTGGCACTTGCGAGATGTTGAGTGCATTGGCTGCAAACGATGCGGCGCCCTTGATCACCTGATCCATGCTCTGTACATTATAAAACTCAAAGAGATTCATAAAGGCATACTTTGGTGTGAATCCGCGAGCCTTACCTGCCTGCACGGCAGCGGCACATGCGCCTATGAAGTCGGCTGTATCCTTTTCGGTAAACGGCACATTCACTGTCTGCTTTTGTTCATCGTCAACCTGATAATCGAGGTCAAATTCTGTCGCTATACCGTCGTTGTTTGCTCCGGTAAATCCGAGCTTACACGCGTTGCTCAAAATTGCCCATGCGAGGTATTCCATCTCGGCATGGATTCCGTTGAAGCAAAACTCGGCATCATCGGCCCAATAACGAATAAGCTCTTGCGCATCGGCGTTGCCTGCCAATGCAAGTGCGATCTGGTAGTTTTTGATGTCATCGCGCTCCATCTTTCTGGCGATCTTGATGTACGGCAGATCTCCTGTAGCGCTCTCGAAAAGTGGACGCCTTTTGTATCTGGCGGATGAGTTATCTGCTACGATGTCGGCGGCCACGTTCTTGCGGCGGCTTTGGCTTTTCAACGTCTCCCATTTAAACGTAATATTTGACGTCAAAGGGAAGTAGTTGGCGTATTTGAAAGTTGCCGGAAGGTTGTCAATGAATATCTGTAAGAGTTGAGGGTTATTCCTCAATCCCAATATAAGAGTGTCAGTCATTTATATTTCTACTCCATGCCTAAAAAATGATGGGAATATTTATGATACCTTTTAGGTCATCATAAAATTGTGGAGGCAGATTTGGAATTCGTGTAACCCCTTGCACCCACGCGTCTGTAATAACGTTGTCATCAGGCTTGATGGCTACGCCCGTACCAGTTAGCGCAAAGGCTTTATTTTTATCAGAATTCTGAGAGTCTACCACTGACCAATATTCGTAACCTGTCAATCCCGGAATCTCTTTGTCAAGTGTTAGGGTGTCGTTGTCTTTTTCTAAGACTGTTGCCGAGTCTACAAAAACAACTGTTTTAACGCCATTAATTACAGTCTCCACATAAACGTTGATTACATCACCCGCCTGAACGTTGTAGATATCGCCATTAATCCACAACATATTTTGAGCGCTGTTATATCCTGCAACACCCCCATGTTTGATCACATAACAGATGCCATCGATAGGCCTCGTTATAGGTGTACCCTCTGGAAGGAAATCTACGCCTTCTAACCCCTGTGTGCTAATACACACGCCTCCGGGAATGTCGGCTATTTTTTTCAAAAAGACGGAAGGCCTTTTTGTGTCCTTGCGCCTTTTAACTGTCATTGCCATAATTTTTTAATCTCCTTAAAATAAATTTTTAATAAGGTTTTTTGTCTTTCGCCTCATCGCCTGCCGCCCTTTCGGATACGGCCTTTTTGAGCGACTCCGGCACTTGGCCCGACCCG